AGGAGCTTCGGTAGTAATGTTTTCGTTTTCCATGTTAATTAAATTTCGTTTTTATCAAACCTCTGGAGCGAGATACGCAATAGCGTAGTCACCTGAGCTTCCAGTGATGGAGGTCCATCTGCCGTATACCGTTTGGCCCTTGGCGATGGTTCTGAGTGCTATGTCCGCAAAGTCAGTAGAGTTTTGACGAATAGCGGCAGAACATGCAAAATCTGCTTCAATAGCCTGCAAAGCAACAAACACGTATCCAGTTGGAGGCGTCACTGGTGACGTTCCTGAAATAAGTTTGCTGCCATACTGACCTAGAACAGCATTGTTGTAGGTTCCTGTATTTGTAAGTCTTGCCATGTCTTATATATTATGAGTACTTAACTGCTGAGCTGTCGAGACCAAACACTGCAAATTCGACAATTTGGTCAACATCAGTACCGTAAACCTTAAGTTCTACAGATGGATCTACAGGCATAAAACAAAACTCACCACCTGCGAGCTTTGCAAGCACTGGGTCGTCATTGGAGGTTTCAGCGTACACGTATGCGTACTTTTCGGTTTCTGTTCCGAGATTTCTGACGTACAAGTAAGCTCTGTTCAGCTTTTCGTTTGCCTTATGAATGATTTGAGCATCAGATCCTGCGGCGACTCCAAGAACCTTTAGGCGCTGAACATTACCGCTGTCTGCAATCAATGTGACAGCAGCAGAAATGTCAATGCTTGAGGCAAGGACATCTACGCTTTGAATTCTAATGTTCGACCGAACCGTACCCATTATGAGTGGTAGATAGCCAAGTACTCCAAAGTCATGGACGTAGCCACACTTGGGGTAATTGTAATGTCGGTGTTGTTTGCTGCACTGTAGGGAATGAACATCCAATCTCCAGCATACAGTCTTCCAACCTCCATAGCACCAGAGTCTCCAGTTCCATTACCGAGCTTAATAGTAAAGTACTCAGAGATGGTAGTGCTTGGATTCTTGATGTAAATCTTGTGAGCGGGGTCAGAAGCCGCACCGAAGTCGGTTTCATCAAAAAGAACGACCTCAGAAGCAGACGTATAGATCTTTCTGTTTACCCCTGTGGTTTGATCCAACCCAGTAGCGCTATTACCCTTGGTGAGGGTAGTAGAGGTTGAGATGGACAAAGCGTCACCAGTCAAATCTGAGCTGGAGAGCGTAAGTGTTGCAGTTGTAGTTGCCATTTGTGTTTGGTGGTTTTTTGCAAATATAAGTGTTATTTCTTTTTCTTCTTCCTAAGCTTTGGCTTATACCTTGACACTCTGCCTTTTGTCCTCTTTTCCTTTGCTGCCCTAGCTTTTTGAGCGGGGGTCAACTCAGACCATGTAGCAGGTGTTTTAGAAGAAACTCTTTTGGTTGGGCGAAACGTTCGATCGCTGCCACTATACCCCTTTTTGCCACGGGGTGTACGCCAGTCTTCCTTAAACCAGCGCTTGAGCGCAAGCCCCTTTGCGGTTTTTCTGACTGCCATTACTTTTTCTTGCTCTTGTTACCCCAGTTCTTTGCACCGACTTTGCGACACTTGGCTACGGCGCCAGAAGCGTATGCCGAAGGCCATACTTTGTATCTGCGCTTTACCTTATGGTAGCAGGCATCCTTGTTGGTGCCCCCTTTCTTCATTACCTTCATGACTTGGGATGATTTGCCATCTTGAACTTAGCCTTAGCTACAGCTCCAGGATGCGGTTTGTAATCTCCAGCCATCAGATAGTATCTACCACCCTCCTCCATCCAGTGATAACCTTTTGGCGGATCAACCGTCATAGTCTTGCTAGAGACGGTGAAGTTTTTTGTCTTTTTGCCCTTTACCGTTTTCATTAACACTTCCATTTACGGAGGGCAAGAGCCTTACGTGTAGGCTTGCCGTTTTTTCTCATAGGGCCCTTTACGCCTTTCATTCGGGCGCAGAACGATCTTTTTCTTGCACCGCCTCCTGGCTGTGGCGCCTTGAGGTTAGCGCCCGTCTCTCTGTTATACTTCTCTCGGCCAGCCTTGGTTAAGCCACCAGTGCGAGACTTGTGCTTACCCATTTTGAGCTTTACGCTTTTCTTTTTAACCCTTCCGCCCTTCTTTGCGGTTCGAGGAGTGCTAGACGCATTATTGTTCTTCATACAGTGCATGAGACAAATTTACGCAATTTCATATTTACGCTTCAGGAGTCTGGAAAGCGCTGCTGATTTCTGACTATCAATGGCTTTTCTGAACAAGCCCCACTCTGCCAAATACACCGCATCTCCGTCTGCAATCTGAGCAACTCTGGCAGGGTCGCTTGCCGCCGCCGCAAGCTCCTGAGTAGTGTCTCTGATTTCACACTTGGGTCCAAAGCTGTCTATAAAGATGTCCTCACCTGTGTCAGTCACAATTCGACCGATGCTCTTTTTTTCGTTTACAAATGCCTTAGCATTGAAGTCATGACACAATAAGTTACCGCTTGAATCCCTAGAAATAACAACAACTATCAATTCACCATTACCCGTGGTCATGTTAGATTGAACACTTTGAGCAGAAGTGTCTGCCGAAATGACTGAATCGTCAAACGAAAATGTTTGATTATCACCCCTTAGTACGACTCTTAAGATACCACTAGTCGAAAGGACTTCAAAAACTGGATTTGTTGTTTTTCTAATAGTGCTGTAGACCCAAAGGGGAGACATTGCGGCCTTAAGCGCAGATTTGTCAAAAGACAACACCGCATACATTGTAAACTCGCCACTAATCGTCAATCTTTGCCCGTTGCTGCCGTCTTCGGCAGTTCCTCCAAAGTGAAGAAACTTAGACTCATGGGTGTCAGCTGTAGCGTCGGCAACAAACTTAACTGCACCGTTGACAAATGGATTGTTAGAACCACCGATGTCAAAAATAGGCTTGTCTACATCGGATCTAAAACCAATTTTTTCTGGGTGAGACAAATCCCTGCCCGTCTCTTTTCCGCTGTTTTGCCAAGTTTGAACTACGGCCCCGCTTGAGAGACCAATAGTAGATGCAACAAATCTAATATCTACATCCTCAAGAATTCCATCAAGAGACAATGAATCCTCAATAGAAAAGTTTCCGAAAACATCTGGCTTAGCGATGGTGAACTTTACGTCACCGTCGGTTATCGAGGAAGAAACCTCAGAAGAAGATTGAGCGGTAAAACTTACCACCGCATTCTTTTTTTTGGGAACTGTGAAATTTACAGACATTATCTAAGGGTAACATCCGCAGTTACTGTAAAGGTTCCAAAAAACCACGTTTGAGTTGAAGAGTTAGAGGTCTTTGTCGCACTAATGTCATAGAAATAAACACCAGGAGTTATTGATGCGATAGCTTCTTTAGAGGCGGAAACAGTGAGGGTTCCATCAGCCGCACCAACCAGAGAAAGCAGCAGAGAGTTTTTTCCGCCAGTAGAATCTGACAGGACCACGTCACCCCTTTGCGTCTTTGATCTAGGAGATAGATTGGAACGAATGTCCATGCTGAAGTTATACGCAGTAAGGTCTACGGCATCTCCATCCGTATCTTTTACGGTAATATCAAAATCAAGAGTGTCGCCTCTTTTGATGGTGATGTTCAGTTCACTGGATATGTCCAGGTTTAGATTAGTTGCCGCCATCTTGAGTCAGGTTTCTAATAATGTTCTGAGTGTTTGAGGGTGAAAGTTCACCTCTCCTATCTTTTCTTTGGCTCATAAGTTTAGATTGAGCAACGGCCTGCTTGTCAACACGCTCGTCTTTTCTATCCTCCTTGAGGACCTCAATCTTTTCCTTAAATTCTTGATCGTCCGTCTTAAATCCAAGAGTAGCCTGAGCTTTGATCATTTCAAGCTCCTTCTTCATTTCGTGAAGTGCTGATGCAACCTGTACATCAGACTGAGCCTTTGCTTGAATTTTTTGAATTTCAATCTCAGCCTGCATCTGCATTTCTTGCTGCCTAGCCATTGAAGCCTGCTGTGCCGCCTGCTGAGCCTGCTGAGCCTGCATCGCAGAATTTTCGGAAGCCATTTGCTGCGTCTTTGCTTCTCTTTTTTGCCTTCTTACAGACAAAAGTCTTTCCGCCTGCTCCACATCCTTAAGCTCTCTTACTGCCATTGCATCCTCTAAGCTAATAGCTTGCTGTTGAAGAGACATTTGAATAGACTGTTCCAAGAACTGACGCTCCCTGTCATCCATATCTTTTTTGACCTGAACGCCAAAGTTAAACATGGGCAAGTCACTAAACGAGGTCATGACACCAATGTTGGAGTCTCCGATCGCATTTGCGTATGACTGAAAAATAATAGACTCCTGAGGAAGAACCTGAATACACTTGATCAAGTCAGAGCAAACCTTTTGGAACATCAAAAAAGCAGCGTTTGTAATATCGTAGATGGCGTTGTTGCCAGCTGCAATCGCTTGCTCCCTTACTCCAACCAAGGCGTCGCCCTTTGGTGTGGAGGCATCCATGGCCTCATTGATTCCCGTTACATCACGAATCATTCTCAGATAGTGATTGTACAAGTTGATCAACTCGTTGATGTTTCTGATGCTGTTTCCGATTTCTCTAATCGGCGGGTTTTGGAAGCCACCCTCTGGGTTTTTACTTCTATAGTAAAAGACACCTGTCTGCTCGTAAATGTCATGCAAATCAAGAGGCTGAAGCTCGCCAGCTTTTCCAAGCTGAACGTTTTCCAGTCCTTCAATGTCAATGATCAACCCGTCTGGCTTAGCCTTAGCAATCGCCTGCTGAATTTTAAGATGAGTCAGCTGAAGCATATCCGCAAAGCCCTTGACGCTTCCGATCATGGACTTGGGGACCATGTTGTCAAGATTGGTAGCAACCACAGAAAACGACAGATTTGTTTTGCTCAGGTCATAAGCATTCCTGGGCATATTGGTTTTCATGCCATAGTCAAAGATGTAATCGCATCCCATAACATAAAAACCTCCGTAAACGTTTGTCACATCCAGTCGGTGCGGTGTTCTAGCAAACACACCTCCAGTTTTTTCCTTGTAGTTGTACCCCTGCATGTAGAAGCCAACATTGCCAAACCGATTGCCCCTTTCTTCAAAGTGCATTGTATCAGTAGACAAAAACTCAAACTCAAGGAGCTCAACAACGTACTCGTCGTACCCATAAACTGTGCGCCTGGCTTGATTGTCGTAGTAAGTTCTGTTAAGCTTAGAGGAGTCGTTTCCGTTCTTAGAAGCTGACTTTTCAGCAATTTTTTTGTACTGCTCCTCGGTTAGCTTATCTCCAGCAAGCCTCTTAAGCTCGTGAATAGAGATTCTTCTTACTGCTCCAGCGTAAGAGATATCATCAAAGTTTGGGTCTTCTGTATAGCTGTGAACAAAATCTTTTGGGTCCACATACTTCAGAGTTATTCCAAGAGACGGATCGTTCACCCTTTTTACCACGCCCATGCCACACGAAACAAGATCATTAACCACTCTTCTAAAGGTGGTTTCGTTGAAGTTGTTCCAGGACAGGGTAAGGTTAGTAGATATTTGAGCAGCAACCTCTGCGTCTAGCTTTATGCTTTGGCCCATGAAAATTTCAGCCTCCTCAAGGGTTTCGGGAATCTGATCTGGGTCCATATTCACAACAACCCCGTGAGCCTGCTTAAGCTTCATCAGGGTGTTTCTGCTTGCTACAAGCGCCTCAAGCTTTCTTTTTTCTGCGTCCTTATAAGAAGTGGACAACGGATCTACCGCCTCTACGTTGGGATAAAGATTTCTGGACAAAATCTTATTGACAACAATTTTGGCAAACTTAGGTAGAATCGGTACTGGGCTGAAGTCTAGATTCAGAAGAGTACCGTCATTGTTGTTGGGATCTAAGGTGTTGAGCAGTCTTTTGTAAATGTCAACGTCTTGAGTACCGTTTGCGTACTTTCTGTTTCTATGAAATTCTCTGTTTCTTCTGTTGAAAGAAGAATCACTTGGGCTTGCCCCATTCCACTGAGCTTCAATGGCTTTTGCGTAATTCAAACCATATTCCTTGCTCAACTTTTCATCCTGACTTGCAAGCGGATTAGGAAATGATTTTGACGCTTTAGTTGAGCTTCCGTACATCTGTGTGGATACTTTTTTGCAAATATAGTAAATGTCGCGGTGCTCAGTTAAATCTTGTATCTTCGAAAGAATTTACTTTCCTTAAAATCAGATGGTTTGACCTTGGGTTTGATTTTTTGAGCAGCCAACAAGCATAGTCCAGAACTAATAGTGAGGTCAAACTTTGTTCTATTGTCAATCTTATATCCGATCCAATCTTCTAAGGTTCTGTTAAAATACATCTTTCCCATTTCACCGCTTTCGTAATTGGCACCTACGTGATCATGAACGTATGCCTCAATAGCGTGAGCATGAGCTTGAATAACGTCCTGAGAGTTGGAGGGTATACCTTTTGTCTTTACGTTCACCTTTGCAGAAGTCGACATAAGATGCCTGGGTCTATCCATAAGATAGCCATCATAACCTCTTGATTCAAAGTATCTTGCAATCCCGTACTTGTTGTTCTCAATAAGGATGGGATATCCGTAGAATACAGCAGCCTTCAAAACGTCCTCGTAAAAGATTTTAGCCAAAGGCGGACGGGACGCATACTCAAGCACAAAAGTGTTCGATGGGTGCTCCATGTGAAACTTGTTGTACAGGTGTAATGCCCCCTTAGACCCCCGTCCATCGACGGTGGCGTCAAGGTCATAAGAGTCAACCCCGCCTACCCCCAGCTCTGCATTTGGCGCAATACGCTTCCCCCTCTCTAATTTTGTTTGATTCCTTAAATCATGAGGTGGCATCCATGAAACTCTAAATCTTCCAGCAGGGTCAGGAGTAAAAATTACTTCTGTATCTTTTTCTCCGTTCTTCCATACGAAGTTTCCGACAACAACAGGGTCTGGGTAAATTTCGTCGTTCCACTGGATCTGCTCGTAAATTTTACCGACATTAAAAAGACTGCCCTCAATACTGTCTCTGAAAGCTTCATCCGTGGTAAATGGAAACTGTCTGACGATTTCATTCATCTCAGAAGCATCGTGCTTCAAAGCTTCTCTTTCGTTTTTGAGATAACTACGGGCCCCTATTTCGACGTCCACACCATCAAGGCCCTCAACGGGAGATTCAGGATCTTCTTTTACTGCCCTACCGTGCTTGTCAAAAAAGCCCTCCAGCGCCATGTCAGCGGGAATAAAGAGTCGGTAGAGTCCTGATCTAGTCCTCCCATTCTTGTTCCTCTCTTCTGGGTCTGAATCCCTCCAAAGGTCTTTGTACTCTTTTCCCCCTTTGTCCATCGGATTGACGGTGCTTCCCACCATTGCCTTTCCGACGATTTTTCGCCCGACGATCAAACAAGTCCGTTGAATCCTCCAGGCGTCCCTTATGTCTGTAGGTCTTTCCCATTTACCAGCTTCGTCTAGATAGAGCAAATGTAGCTTTTCTCCGTCATAGGCGTTGTTGGTGGTGTTCTTCCAGTTTATGACCGTATTAAGAGCCTCGCCCGTCTGCGTAGTCTTATTGTTCTTC